CTCCTCCTTTCTTCTTCTATTCAAAATCAGCAATTGATTCATCGGCAAATATTCTCTCGTGGTAGGCCGCGTCCATCATATTCTTTTTTTTTAAAGTCTCGAGTGTAGGAAACCCACCCAAGATTTCTTCGCGGCTAACTCCCTTACGACGCAGTTCTCGAAGATCACTTTCGGTCGTAATCTTAACGACCTTATCAAGCACGTCAACCTCAAGCAGACCTAAAGAATCAATTGCCTCCAAGTAAATCATCTTTAATCCATACCACGCTGAGATATTAGATCCATATGTGCCATACGCATGACCCAGACACGATAATATAATGTCAAATTGATCTCTAACGCGATTTTCTTTACCCCACGCAACACGGGCAAAATACTCTCTAGACTCACGAAATGGTAGATATCGACATTGGCCAGGTTCAGGTGCCTTCCCTCCGGGACCAAAGGGATTGAGGACAAACTGATGACGAAGAAACGTAACGCCCATTCGCGTTATCATACCCAAATAAGTGTCAGAAAGGAACGTGACACCATCTTTAATTCCTCGGATCTCAACTCCAAAGAACGTACTCATGAACTTAGAAAATGCGTGACCGGAAAAGTAGGACGAGACAATCGGATCATCAGTTTTATTCCAAACATGATCATCTCCATACACTATTAATGCAACTAAATCCACGATGGCAATTTCTAGCTTTTCTTGGTGTTCAGGAGGAGCTGTCTTAATGGTATAAACTCCAAATAAGAAAAACCATAATGCCATCACCCATGAATCCATGTGACTAGTATTAAGAACACCACTAGGCACACCTCCCGTCTGAATGCCCCAAACCGTACCAAACAGGTGAGTAAGCCTACATATGATGGCACGAATAAGGAACTTCGTTATTCGCAGGCGCACAGCATAACTTGGAGTATCAGGAACATCATAAGCCATCCCGTGGGAGTAATACAAATCGACAAACTGCTCAGCAACAGACTGATCAAAGTTACGAACGTCACCTTCGACCAGTATTCTCTTCATTTCATTAAGCATATTAATCTTTAGTCGATCGGCTAGCCGGTCAGTTCCTCCTCTAGAATGACCATGGCCTACTTGGATGACCTTGCCCCTCTCTAACCGAAACCTCACTCGCGAAACTAAACGCTCCATCAGGATAAAAATCGAACTAGGTATGACATAAATTCTCAACTTCTGAAGTAAAAGATCCCACTCGGGCTGACTCAACTGTTTAATGAACTCTATAAAATTCTCATTCTTAGGGACAATGTTCCACAGAATAGACAAATCAGGAGCATTCGGGTCTTTAAGCCACGCCAATAGCGTGCGCAAGTCAGTAGGAAGATTTTCATATTTTTTTGCACTAGTAGAGATCTTTATCGTGGCATCGCCTACTTGAACAATGGGTGGGCGATACTTCTTATGGTTAGGTTCAGCCTTATTCAGCCCTGCCGAGGTACCAAGTGGCATACCCTCCAGATCTTCAGTGGTAAACGGAACATGTTGGCGACCCAGAAGATGGGAAGTACCAAAATGGTGGTACATATACCGGAACGCCTCGTCCAAGCACGCCCAAGCAGGCTCACTACCAGGAAGCCGTTTGTGAACGGGACGGCGTTGCTTAAGAACCGTCTTAGCAAATTTGCTAGGAAACAAATCACACATCGAAGGAACACACGTGGGTTTATCATTTATAAGTCCAAAGGTACAATTATAAAGAGAAAGCTGGCGAAACATGTACGACGAGAGTTTTATAGGGACAAAAAGGCCACACTCGTCAACGTAAAAGCATTTAGTGGACCAGATTTCTCGCTTAAACCATAAGACATCCTCGGGTATATCTGGCGAGCGATGGTAATTCATGAGATGAGATAGATACCCCATATCAGCTCGGCGATAAATGTCAACTATTCGCGGATCAGGTCCAATTGCCATAAGAGACTGAGGCAATCCAACACTTACTGACGGAGAAGGGACGAGCTTTATGTTATCATCAGGTCGAATCTCAACCATAAATTTGAGGACTTCTATATCACCGTTGCCGGGCACAACGGAAACACCATCAAACTGGTAGAGAGAAGAGAACCTAGCTATAGTATCACGAATCCCTTCCTCCTTAGCAGCTATTGAGACAAGAGGAATAGTGGCAGAAAATCCCATGCACTCTTGTTTACCATTTATCAGAAGTGTACATGTACAAGCAGGGTGATTATGAGCACACCCTGCAACGTATTGTGGAACATAATCAATCCAGTAATTGTTCATAAAGTTCTTTCTTTTTTTAAAAACCTTACGAGCAAAAGCAAATTTATGCTTAGGTAGCTTGGATGTAACGGAGTTCAGATTATAGAACGGTCCGCGTGATGTCCTGTAGTACGACGCAATTGCAACGACTCACACGTAATTAATATCAATACGCAGAAGTGAACCTGGCGACTCACGACTGTTAC